CTTCCCACATTTGGTAGCGCACATCCGGACTAACGGCATCTAAAGTGCGCTTAATGCGCGGAGCACGTCGACGTGGCTCCACGACCTCAAAATTACACACAGGCACACCCGCATCATCACCACGAACAAACGCATGCTCAGGTAAAATCGACAAGAACGCCTTCAAATCACGTGGCGTGAGCGATGCGGCATAGGCGTGCAAATCATTGCCAGACACTAAGTTAGGCTTGAACGACACCGAAGCGACCGTGCCCGCATTGTTGTAATCAGTTCCAACCATGCGGTAAGTCGTCGATCGGTACGTAGTGCGGTGGCAGCCAACGTCAAGCGGCCAATTGCGGAAGTTGTAATTGTGCACGATCGAGGCAGGGACGTTCGCCTGCTGGATCGCTGGGGCAGTGCCAGCGGCGGCATTGGCCGTTTGAGGTTGCGTCCAACCGCCGTCGTATCTAAGGAACATGTAAACACCAGCTTTTGCACCAGAGGGCTGCAGGAAGAGCATGGCGGATGGGTTAACAGTCATGCTCTCAGTAGCCGATTTGCCAACAGTCAATTCGGGTGAGAATCCAGTTTCAGCGACAAACTGCAACCGCACAGCGTTCCGTGCACCGGGATCTGGGACACCGGCATATCCGTCAACTTTGGCTGGTGGGTGGCTGACTTTCTCAACGTAGGACAATCCGGCTGGTGACAGTCCTTGCAGATTATGCTTGCGCATGTATGCTGCGAGGTCTCGGTATTCCATCTTGCAGCGCTTTTGCAATTATATAAGGCTTGAATATCTTTTTGCAACGATGACACAGTAAGCAACAAAGATCGCACCGCGACAGAGTATTGATCAGGAGCGATATTGTTAAGCGAATTAGCGGCGCTAGCGAGCAGCTCGGTGTAACGACGGGACAACAGTATGTAATCGTCTACGGTGTAGGCAGGCAACGTGGACATTTTGAATATAAATTAATAATGCGCAGGTAGAAGTGCATTATACATGGCGTGTCGTTTGAACGACAGGCTTCAAAGATTTGAAGCGAATCTGGCGACTATTTTTAATGAAACCGAAAAGATTTTCGATATCACTAGGACTGATCGGTATGTCACCACCGAGAGCCTGCGAGTAATGCATATGGCACATATCTATGCCATGCATGACCTGATCTTGTGTCTTCGCAGCGCGGCATCGTTCTTGCAACGACTCGAGCGACTCCTCAAAGTGTTTTTGGTTGAGGTAGGTACGATCGACAAACTTCGCTGCATACCGAACCGGATCAGGAAATAGGCCGTACGGTGTCAGAAACCAACCGGCAAACTCACCTACTGATGACGTGTGGAGTTTGAGGCCGTGCCCGGTGATTTCGATCATGCGTTTCCCTTTCTCGGTGATACGGCAGGCACTCGCAAGAACGGCAGAGTCATCGCCCTTGAAAAGCGCCATGCGAAAACCATCGTATTCGAAGATAGCGAAACACATGGACATGTTGCATATCGTGTTGATGCAGATGGTGAACGGGTCGCCGGAGAACTGTTTTTCCTTGCCGGTCAACACGCTAGTACCGTAAGCGTGACGGTATTTCATTTGCCAGTCATCGCGATACTCCATGTAGAAGGCGACAAGCGGCTCATGCACGCCCATGAGACGCATCAGCGTGCCGAGGAAGTGCGTGAATGATTTCCGGAATGAGGCATCCCACTCCTTCATATCATTACACGCCCATCGCAGGCGTCTGATGATAGGGCGGAATTGCTCGACCATCGACGTGTACAAGTCGTTAATGCCGGCTTCACTACCATGAGTAGCAAGTATGATGTTGCGCTTGTACTTAAGTAGCAACTCGCGCACGCGGTCGAGCATGGCCCGAGCGATAGCGCCGTAGATCAGATTGATGCGCTTGCTAGTTGCGGCTACGCCTTGCCCGACCTTATCAGACGTATCAAAGGCGACAGCCGGATCAAATTTCGACTGCTTCTTGTTGAAGAAGTTAAGAGTTTCTGTCGCCTCATGAAACTCTTCCTTGAGCTCAGCTGCGGCGGCCGGGTTGGAGCGCATCTTCTTATCAAGCGCATCGATATACTGCCGCATGCGTTCGGCGATGTAGTCGTGATCGCACGTCATATCTGCCTTCAACTGGTCGTAGTTAACGTGGTCACGACCATAAACGGCGCGGCCGAACCCGCGCAGCAACTCGCCGTGCGTGAATTCGTAGTTCCGCTTGTTCATCGGGTTCTTGTACCGGCGCGAGTAACGCTTGATGAGCGTTTGCGACGCCTCAATAGTTGACGTAGAGGTCTGGTGTTTCGCAAATCGCAAATCGGTCATACGATAACCCTTCTTCGTTTCATCGATGGCGAGAAGGGAGTCGACGGGTGCACGGAACCGTCCAGACTCGACCTCTGGTATCTCGGCCTTCGAGACGGAGACGTACTCAGAGTGAGGATCGTTGGCCGGCCGGATCATGTGCTGCAAGGTGGAAGTGACAACGTCGAGAGACGCAGGCAGCACAGACACCGACGTCGGCACAGTCACTGGCAGTTGCGTGTCGTCCGCCTGAATGGTCTTGTGGCAGATGTAAGCCTGTGCGATCTGCTCATACAGCATAATTGGCGAACCGTGAATGCAGTAGTATTTGCACAGATAATCCGTATCACCAGCGAACACGAGACGGTCGGTTGCGCGCGTGACGGCGGTGTATATCATTTCCGAGCGGTTAGCTAATTGTGACGCCACGCTATCCGAATCGACGTAAAACACAACAGTGTGATCGCGCGACCCGGTGTACGTCGTAATCGTGCTAGCATTAACGCCCTGATCGCGTAGGTGTTGAGCGCTAGCGCTATTGAAGCAGATCACGGGTATCTTGCAACTACGGAAAAGACGCACGTCACCTTTGAAGATAGCGAGAGCTGATTGAACCGCAGATTTCGACCGGAGCATGAAACCATGCTTCTTGTTAATCATGTTGGTAACGTCCTGCGGTATCTTGTAGACGTCCAAAACGTTGTTACGCACTCCGATGTCACGGACAGTATCCATCTTGCGGGCGTTCGCGTAATTGACATACGGCGTTTGCTCTACATCACCAAGTACGCAGACACGGTGCTGCGGGTACATGTGTGCAACAAGTCCGACGTAGTCAAGTGGGAACTGTGAGATCTCATCGATGATGATGGTATCGCAGTTATCATGTTTCTTAGAGAAGAAAACATGTTGCGTATAACTAGCGACCCCCATCTTTTGATGTCGAAGAGCGAGCTCACGCGTTGGCGCGATGAACACTGCACGAGGGTGATCACGGATTGCGTTGGTCGTCTTTGAGGCGCTGGCATAACCAGTGTAAGCGCGGAATTCAAAGAACTTCTTTTTAATAGCGGGGACTTTCGGTGCATGTTTCGCAAACTCCCCTGTGAAGAATTCGCGCACAAACCGGTTAAGATCACCGAGCCTCGCAGTATGCATGGTCGATGTCAAGTTCCACTTATCGTAGTGGTCGAAGAACTTAGTGGAACCATTGAGGTAACCGGTAAGCAAGAAGTAGCGTTCCGTGCACTTCTCACTAGCGTAGATGAGCTTAACATCAGAAAAGGCTTCGGCCAACCGCCATAGCTCATGCGGGTTGCCAAACGTCTTCGATAGCAGTGACCCGCCGCGTTTCAAAAAACGCAACAGTGAGGTGTTAAGCTCATCGATGATAGCCTCACTGTTGACAGCGCGCGCAGCGTCGTTGATGATGGTGTCAAATCGGCGGTCGCCAAGGGCATCGCAAAGTGACGCAGTGCTGTTGTAATTGATACGGTGTCCAACAGGCTTCTGCGTGAGCTGGCAAGCACCCTCGCCGTGATAAACACCGTAAGTGAGATTTTTAACGACGGTGTTCAGCATCAAGCTGAGGTACCCAGGCGCGGCGCTAACGTCAAGAACGTCGTCACCAAGTGGCGCGCAGGCCTTAATAATTTCCGGGAACTTATCAACGGCACCGCCGTTAAGGTGACTAAAATGGCGGCGGTTGCGATAGATGGTGACAGGCTTGCCACGAGGTGGACCAACGACGTAGTTGACGCGCCCGTTGACGATGGTGATGCAGCAGTCAAAGTGAATGGCCAATTCTGGCAAAACGCTTGAGCTGCAATCATTCTTCCACTGCCCGCGATTGAAGTAGGCATCAAGCATCGCCATGGACGCTTGATTAATCCCACCTTGCATGTACTTCTGCTCGAGCAGTGCTGCAGCGGTAGAGATTAGGTCAGACTGCTTCATGAGCGGGAAGTAAGCGCGCGTGGCGTTGTAGAACGACTGCATCGCGCAGTGCCCTTCCGCGAAAACGCGACTTTTGAGCCAGGCGGGTGGTGGTAAGTATTGACCCGCAGAAGGAATGAGGCGTCGCGGCGGTGCGGCCATAGCCTGGACGGTGGCGGACGGTGCGGACAAACATGCGACGAACTGACGGTGGTACCGGTGGTGGTGTGAGAGGTACCCACGCTCGATGTCGATTGCGCGTCGTCGGAGTCCGAGGAAGCATCATCATCCGCAGAGGAGATACCCGAACTATCGAATGAGCTAACGGTAGTCGAACCAGCATCATTCGCATAGGTGTGGTTACTGGGGTTGTTAACGTAACCCACGCTCGACGGTATCGGGGTTGGTGAAGAGTCCCGCGAAGGAGTGCGGCTCGACGGAGCGCTAGCTGCAGGTGACGCGACGGGGCTAACGCAACGCACTTCCTTGACAACGGGATCACAGCACGCGTCGACGACGGTGTTGACAACGATATCGCGGATAGGTTGAACGCGATATTCCCAGAACCACTTCGCGTCTTTCTCGATGAACTTCTTATCGACAAAGAGGCGGTTAAACCAACGCCCGACGACGTCGGTAAAACCGGCCTTGCACCCAGTGCTCTTCAGATATTTAAAAGCCTCGGAGACGCCACTGGTGCGCTCAGCGCGTTGGATTGCGCCAAGGATGAACATCGAG